CATTGTTATTGGTTAATCCTCCAATGGCAGTACCACCGTTGGAATAATATGTTACTATATCGTCATCAGATAAACCATGATTCAATGATGTGATGGTTTCTGTGCTTATATCAACACCTGTAGTAGGAACTGTGATGCCATGTAAATTCACAAGTTGTGTATCTACCGCAGCACCGTCAAAATATTCTTCCATCAACACCAATTGAAATGCTGACCCTGATGGAGATCCATCAAGGTTGATAGCTGTGGGTGTTGAAGCAATGGCATATGCTCTACTTGTAGCCAACTTAATGGTATCTTCATCAATAAAAATCACATAGTAAGATACTGCATTCACCATGTTGGTGATGCCAGTTGTGGCACCATTTTCAAAGTACAGCACTTGGTCACCTTCATTGAATCCATGGTCAACATAGGTGATGGTATCTTCACTGGTGTTTATTGCCGTGTCAGCAAATTGAATACCACGAAAGGTCAATGTTGTCACTTCTTCACCCGTGGGTGTTAGAAGTTCTATGCTGGTGCCATTCGTTGCAATATAATCTTCAGTTAAGATTTTATCACCATCAACGTACACCTCCACTCTGCCTGGGGTGTATGCCAAAGTTTTACCCTTGACATCTTCCCCAGAGAAAGTGGTGTCACCAGCCGCTGCCGAATAGGTATACATTGTTGTATCTAGTGTATTCAGAGTGTTCAACTCTCCACTAGGAACATTTAATGTATTTACAATATCTCGGTGAAAACTGCGTGCTAGTTCCGTCCGGAACCTAATCGGCAATAAAGCTGGCATTAGTTTTTAATTATGAAAGTGTGACAGTCCAAGTAATGGTCATAGCGTCAGATGCACCCTTGTTCACTACTGAGAACACAGTGCGGCACAACATGGTACCTGCTGATGAAGCATTGAAGATACCTGCTTCCACAAGAGCGCCAGTACCTGTACCTGCTGGGAATGTGCAAACATATTGCACTGAATCGTTGGTGCTTGATGATGTGGTTTGTGTTGAAGATGTCAACCCTGTGCGTGATGAAGCCACTGCACCACCAAGTGCTGTGTCACCAGCTGCTGGTGAAGTGTTGTCAGTGCCCACTTCCATGTGTGACATTACACCTGATGATGTGCCAATCATACGTGATGTGATGTAGGCCTTACCTACTGACACAACTAGATTGTCAACATGACGTTCTTCTTTTACAACACCATTTTCATCATGTAGAACGATTGTCAACTTACCGGTTGCTTTGATTAATTCTTCCATTTTTTCCTCTGGTTGTTTTGGTTGTCGAAAAACTACTAATCAATACTAGTATTTATACAAAATTTATAAACTATATCCAGATCCCACATAATCTCCTTCAACATATGGAGAAGCAGAGTATCTACCGTTCACGAAATAACTATCTACCCAGATGGTTCCACCTGCGTCTGTGATATTTTGTGTATCAGAGATATTCTTTAATGGTTCCAGAACATTGGCGTCTGAGACGGTAGTTGTGTCAGCTGGGACAACATAATCAATATCAAATGCTGTGGCATCTGATACAGTGATTTCTTCTAAGAAGTCACTTGTTGCGTCATTGTTTTGGCTGAAGTCATTAGTTAAATCATCAGCAAGTGTAACTACTTCAGAGATACCAAGCGCAATTTCCTTCACTAGAACATCTGAAGTACTTATATTGTCTGTGGAAACTTGATTTATTTCCAAAGTTGCGGCATCAGCAAGTGACAATGATTCAGACAAGTCACTGGAAGCATCATCTTCTTGATTGAAACTACGAATTGCTGTATCAGACAACGAGATGCTATCAGTTAAACTAAAACTAATATCTTTTTCTAAAACATCTGTTGTGGTCACGGTATCAGAAACAGATACTGGAATCACAATCAATACATCTAAACTATCTGATGCAGAAATTGTATCAGATAGCATATTATCTGTTTCTAACACAACATTTTCAATTGTTGAGTAGGAATCTGATACTGTGAGTTCAACATCTTTTACTAAAACGTCAGATGTAATTACATTTTCAGTTTTTTCTAATTCAACACTTAATGAAGTAATGTTATCAGTTACAGGTTGCGAATCTAAAATCACATTATCTAATGCGAACGCAAGAGTATCATTCAATCCTACATCTTCTTGGAGGTCAGATGTTACGTCATCTTGTTGATTGAAGTTTACACTTGTAGTATCTGAAACCGTGATAGTATCAGTAAACACCATGTCAGTTATCAATGTTGTAACTTCTGATGTTGACACTGAATCGGTGTATAAGGTTTCTGTTTCTAGTGCTGTGCTATCTGTTGTTGTGAATGTATCAGATAATGTTTTTTCTACATCAAATAATGTAACATCAACTGTAGATACATCTTCTTGAAGGTCAGATGTTACGTCATCTTGTTGGTCAAAATCATGTCGTAAACTATCTGTGATGGTTACACTATCAGTAACGGAAATTGCCACACTAAAAATGGCTTCATCTGTTGTTGAAGTGCTATCACTCAATGATTTTTCTACATCTTGTGTTAACACATCACCTGTGGTTACAACATCAGATGTACCAATACTTGTATCTAGTGTCAACACATCTGATGTAGATGCTGTGTCTGAAGGATATTGGAGATATACAAGAGCCACTTCCACGTTGTCAGAAGTAGATAATGTGTCTGTGGTTACAGGACGACTAATAGCCTTGGCCACATCTTCTGAGATTGTAACTGTGTCTTCCAATGCACGATATGGTAAATCCTCAACATCCACTTGATTGAAGTCATCTTCAACTACCACTTCAGGTGGTGTGATGTCACCTGTCAACAACAAGTTGGAGAACATCTTGAAGCCAGCTGGATGTGAACTCTTTAAATATGTGCTCTTCCAGTTAGATAATTGTTCTGTGGTTTCAATGACATAGGAATAGGGTTGATAGTAATCATTGTCTTGAAGAACAATGATGTCGGACACGAAGCCAGCGTTATCAACATATTCACCAGGTGCATGATAGATGTGACCTGTGGCAAACGTGATGGCAGCAGTTGAAGAACCTGAACGACCGTTGTTGAAATCCACAGAGAAGGTTTTCACAGGTGTGTATCCTGTGGAAATGTTCACTTCAAACACAGCTCCAGTACCTGAACCCGAGGCGGTCAATGATGTTAAAGGAAGTCCTGTGGCGGGATTGATTTCTGTGCTATAGTTGGAACCACCGTTCACCACCGTGACTTGTGTGATTTTGCCGCCAGATACCAACACACGGAATTCGGCACCAGAACCGTCACCTACAAGATTCACAGCAGTGGCACCTACAGCATATCCAGAGCCACCGTCTAGAATGGTGACAGATTCAATTACACCTGTCTTACGAACCAAGAACTTCTCACCGCTATCCACGATGGACAACAACTTGATTTTACCCCGTGTAGGAGCAGATGCATAATCACCGAACAATGTGTAATCTTCAAGGAAGTATTGTTCAGCAAATGTGTTTTCTGTTTTAACTACACGAACAATGGCGTTGTTTTGCAGTAGTTCATAGGCATACGCAGCAGACCCTGTGGTAACTTCCGTGTAGTCACCGGCAAAGTATAACCCTTCTAGACCTGTTTCTGAAACGAAGTAGGTATCGTCACGACGAAATTTGCTACCTGGTTCATCAACACTAAGAACCGATGTTAGCTGTTTGGAGATGGTACCATATGTAATAGTTTCATCATCAACATATTGCACATATACGTGCGTATCATAGTTACCTAAACTTGGTGCTAATGTAAGGTCAGCAGAAATGTCATCTGGAAATTGATAGCTGGGATTGATGTCAACTTGCAGTTGATAGATGTTAGGACGTGATGTTTCATAGACATCTAAGCATCGTGTGGTAACTGTTCGCGCAAAATTACCAGCTCCTTCAATGTATTCCAAATAATATAACGTAATGACTTTTTCTTTCAGTTCATAGATGTTTTCATCTGGAAATTCTGTAGTATCTACCTTGATGAAACGTTTTCTGCTCCATCTACCATCTGAAGCACGAAGAAGATAATCACCTGGATATTTTACGGTAGCTGTATCATTGAACATGAAACGGAAAAACATTTCCGTAGCCGTTTCAGAACCTTTAGCTTCGTAATATTGATTGATGTATTTTATCAAACGACGGTTATCAAGAACCGTGTCGCTTGGCATATCATAAGCGAACTGATTTCTGAAATATGGAATGAATACATCCAATGTTTCATCAATGTCCATCCAATCCATGTTGCTAAGAAGCACATCATGTGCCTGACCTTGATTTTCTAGAAACTTATAATAGTGTTCTAGGAAGGTGACAAATTGCGGGTATTCAGCCCGAACAAATTCAGGAATTTGTCCTGAAATTAAATGATGTAGCTTTCTCTTAATGGACATTATACTTCAGTGTATGGACGGCTACTAATAGATAAACCAGGAACAATATTTGCTGCTGAATTACTTTGACTATCATCTAAAGTTAAAATGCTATTTCGTGATGGTAATGCTGCTACAGCAAATGCAGATGTGTCTGATGTTCGTACCACAGCACTTGAAATGTTTTGATATAAAGGTTGTGGACGTACATATAGGTATAACTCTGACACATTACCAACATACTCAGTAACAATAACATTTTGTAGGGTCACAATACCAGTATTGTAATGAATGGTACCGACGGTCAGGATAGGTAAATTGGTATCTTTACTTATAAATTTAATGGTGCCACTTCCATCATCGTTGCTAACAGCATCATCACTAAAATCTTGTAGGTATCCTTCATACGTTAAGTCATTGATGGTAGTTAAAAAATTGCTGCTTCTAAATGTTTCTGGGTCAATGGCTGTTAAGAAATTCAACACTTTAGAATATCCAGATGTGTTGTTAAGACCGATAGGTATTCTTTTTTGTAGTCGCATTTTAAACAACGAACTAACAATTGAAGTGTTAGTTTGTTTAACACGCTCAGACAATTTCGATAGGAAAAATGTTCTATCTAAAGTTCCTAACTCATTGTCAAAATAATCTTCAATGGCAGCGGACACAAGAACAGAAATATCCGAGGCTTTTAATGATGTTAATTTTGGATTGTAATTTACAATACCTTCTAAACCAAGATAAACATATTCAGGATCCACAAACTCATGTTTAATGCTCATCACACTTCTTGGACGCAATATGGATTCCTTAATGAAATCTTGGTCTGCAGTGGTGATAACAGAATTGGAGACCGGATCTACAGAAATAAACACTGAACCGTAAACAGGAGGATCATTTTCTTCTCCGCCCCATACAGTTACTTCGCGTGCTTTCGGAAAATTCTGTTTGATAATGGTTCTGTAATCTTCAGCTGTGACGGCACGATTTCTGTTGGCATTATATCTAGGTGCATTGAAACGAATACTGTCAACGCTTTCTTTACCGGTTCCTCCATTGGCGGGAGAAGTAACAGTGATGGTTACCTCATCTTCTCCGTCAATATCACCCACCAAAGAAAAATCTCTGGCACCGTTGGGAGCTGCTCCCTCTGAAACGATATATGTGACGGTTACAATGTTACCAGGTGTTAAACTTGCTCCCACATTGTCATCACCAAACACGAGTTGGTATTGCCCTTCATTGTTTTCTTCCACCCAAAACACTTTGCTGGTGCTTGTGATGTCAACAATTGTAGATGTTTTCACCCAGTCTGTGGATGCTAGATTTGATGATGATGTTTGTACCGACACTAAAATAGTAGTGGTATCTACATTGTTATTTGGAATAATTAATGGTCCTGATGTGTTATCAGAACCAATTAAAAATGAATTGGATAGATAAATGCCTTCAATCAATTCCACATCAGTGAATTCAAACACACCACTTTCATTGAGAGTAGCAGTCTGTGATTCATTCACGTTGAATGTGAATGATTGTCCGTTAATGGATGCGTTAAACTTCACATCAGGCGTGATGCTTAAAGTAGATTCACTAGTCACATCTTGGGTAACAATTAAATCCACTTGTGCTTTTGCTGATGTTGTGGAACGAGGGCTGTATCCAAGCATTTTTGCCAGAGAAACCACAGATGTTCTTTTAATGGCGGTATCAATGAACATTTCATTGGCTTGTAAATTGGCCAATACAGCATTGTAATGTGTGTTATATGCCAACACATCTAACAACAAACTTAATGCAGAACCCGTGAAGTCATAGTCAGTGAACTCAGGTTGTGCTGCCAGATAGGTTCGTAAATTAGTTTTAATCGTGTCAAAATCTAATTCTGTGATGTTGAGTTCTGCCATTATCGTAATCTCTCTAGTGTAACCGTCAAGGACGTAGGTTGATTGATACCTATAGGTGTGAAGTATATGGAAATTTCATATGAGTTTTCATCTTCATTAGGAAACACTTCTACCAGTTCCAATGTAATTCTGGGTTCATATTGACTTATGGTGTTCTCAAGGCTTCGTTTGATAGCTAGTGTTGTGATGGCATCCGCAGGCTCAAACAACAAATTATATAATGGGGACCCCACATTGGGTTGAAACAATCGCTCACCTAAATTAGTAAACAACAACAGTTTCAAAGATTGTTTAATGGCATTTGCATCTACTTTTTTCAACACATCCTGAGTCTGAGGATGTGCCGCAAAAGATAAATCCAAGTCTTTGTATAGTTTGTTAGGTGAAAGAATAGGCATTTTTATTTAATATTTATATGGTTATGCGAGAGCTATGAAGTTGTTGAATTCTTTTTCACGGTCAGCCAACCCATTGAATCCGCCGTTCACAACTCTTGTGACAGCTCGAACAGCAGGGAGGGCTCCTTCATCAGCTTTATTATTCAAGTTTCTTGAATTCCAGAACCAAGCAGCAGAAAGAAGTGGGTATTTGTCAGCTACCAACTCTGGATTAGCCACAACATCTTCAGGAACAAATCTTCTAAATGCAGCATAATTCTGTTTTCCTGTTAATTGAATGTATCCGCGACCACGATATCTGTATCCATCTCCTGACGCTTCATCACCATTACCGATACGATTGGCGTATGCTCGGCTACCTATTCTTTCTGGCTGACGTTCATATTGTCTAGCTATTTCATCAGTTGGGAAATATTTACCAAATACTGAACGTAACGACTTGGCTGAATAGTTTAAGTTCTCTCTAACAGCTCGGAAATGACCGCTTTCATGCGAACATTGTGCCAAGAAGTGTGATAGTCTTTGTGGTGTGTTGATGTTGAATTTACATACTACTTCTGGAATTTGTTGACGAACAGTTTCTGGAATTTTACCTTTCAGTTTATTAATAAATGCAGCCATTTCAGCTGACACACAATCTGAAGATGTTGTGGGTGCAGCTGGCGGTTCTTGGCAACTATCTGGTAGATGCACATACTTCACTTTACGGTTTGGATTTGGATATTTCACAAAACATCCGCATCCTGAACGATTAAAACCGGCTCCACCTGTAGTGTTGCCTTCAATTGTTTTGATACGTTTATCTGGGGGAGCATCAGGATAAATACCTGCCACAATTCCAATATGATTGGCATGATTAGGACGAGATGGATCACCGTAATATAATATGGCAGCACCTAGTTTAGGTGTATCAGACAACAATCCTTTTTCTCTTCCCCATCTATCCCAAGCGGCACAAGCAGCAGGCCCATAACTCTTTGGCGGAGCAGTTGCACCAGCAGCCGTCCACCAGGAATATACAGCAGAAGCACACCATTCTGCACCTTTACCTTCTTTCTTAATTCGGTCGGCATGGAAACCACCAGAACCAGTAGCGTTCACCATGGTGTCAATGATGCCGGATTGGCCAGGAGGAAGTTCTCCTCCCCCTAATTTACCACCCGTATTATTGGCAGCTCCTCTTGAGGTTCCTGTCTCCAACATTCCCACATACTTCACGGCTTCATTAATAACTGCCTGTGCAAGTTCGCAGGTGGATTGTTGAGGTTCTGGATTTGAAGCTGGAGCAGAAATCACTTCTCCGACATCTGCTTCCGATTGTTTCAATGAAGCATATTCTTGTGACATGGGATCATCTGATTGTCGTGCTTCTAAAGCTTCGGCAAAATATGCAGCTCGGTCTTCGGGAGTTAATGTGAATCCAGGAGGAGTTATTTCTGGTTCTTCAGGAGTTTTTTCATCTACTGGTGATAATTCAGGAACAGTGAAGGCTGGAACTGGTTGAGGAGGTGCAACTGACAATGCTCCCTTAAATGTTCCTTGGAATATGTTACCTTCTGTAATGGGACTAGAGAAACTTGTTTTTGTAGTTGCGCCAATTTTAACATTGGCACCGGATTTCATTAATATGTCAGTAGAACTATTAACTGTGAAATCTTCATTGGTATGAACCGTGATGTCTTTTCCTGCAGCCATGTCAATTTTACCAGCCACATTCAATTCATAATCTCCATGAACGTGTGTTTTTAAATCACCATCTACTTGAAGATTACAATTGTTTTTCACTAAAATGTTACAACTACCTTCAACTGTGATGTTGGCTTTTCCTTTGATGTTGATGAATCCATTACATTCAACAATATGATAATCATCACCAACAATACGTCGAACCATGGTTCCTGCACCGTCAACTTCAACAAAGGTTCCTTTGTTATGATACACATGCAATCTTTCTGATCCAGGTGAATCATCTATTTCAATTAGATGTCCATTTTCTGATTGTGTAACGTGATTGAATGGGTATTTTGGGCCATATGGAATTTCTGGTTGTTCCCAGGTTCCCCCATCTAAGGCCACATCTACTAATAAAGTTCGTTCATCTTTCTTCTTTTGAACAATTGTTTCTTGAACTTTTTGATTTCTTGCTAAACGATTAGTATCAGGTTCATTAATGTATTCTGGTAATGGATATTTTCTATTTGGGTCTTGAAAACCAAAATTGTTTCTATTTTGAATTTTATCATAATAGGAACGAGCCATCACACCACCTATGGTTCCAATCATCAATGGTTCTTGACAATCTTCTCCATCACGGAAAAATCCAACCACCCAGGTACCTTCTACAGGTCCTGTGGGTGTGGTGCCTATGCCAGACATGGCAGCTGAAGTGATGGGTTGCATGGGATATGCCCATGGCAAACTCTCGGTAGGAAGTTCCACCTTGTCAGCATTATGATAACCGACAATACGTACTTTACATCTTCCTAAAAAGAGAGGGTCATTTCTATCTTCAACAACACCAACCCACCACCAAAATCCGTTACCGTAAATGTTTTCCATATTATCTCAATTCCTTTTGATAAGAATCTTTCATGACTTCCAAATACATTATATGCTTGTTTGTTGAAAACTGATGTCGAATGGCTGTGATAAGATAATTACCTGACAGATAAGGGTCAGTTAAATCACGACCAGTAGCCGCACTTAAATCACGTTCTGTGGATTTTGGAATGTTAAGTGCCACCACTTTACCCACTTCAATGTCTGTTCTTCCAGGTACTTCAATAGTTAAATGCAATTTACCAGCTTCATACATTAAACTGTTTCTTTGAGCCACCCATTTTTCATATAAAGGGTCTTTGTTTTCATCAAACATTCCGTATTGTTTAGTTCGTACACGACGATACATATCTGGTTTTCTAGGTAAATCACGTGGAAATGTTTGTGATTTACCTTGGTCATGTAGATTCAATACTTTATCATGATACTCATATTGATTATGAGGATTTTCATAATATTGTTTCAATGTGATGTCATGTGTAATTAAATTGCTAGTGTAATATCCATAATCTTGTGCTTCAAACACATCAAAAAATGTTGAAGGACTTATGTTGGAAATTCTTTTGAATTGCGCACTAACATTTAAAGTTTCATCAGATGATGCACTTGCACTATATGTGAATGTATCATAGATGTTAGATACACCTAATCGAATCAAATGTTCAATGCTAGTTAAATAGAAATTTTTGTTGCTTTCATAAAACACCACATTAGGTGCATTTTTATAACTTCTTGCACAAATCCAATTTATCAGTTTCAATGGAGACCAAAAAGGAGACACCACCGAAGTGCTAGATGCATGTTCTTCTAGAATTAACAAGTTCTTTTTATCTTTCAGATACTTATCAAAAATAGTTTGAATCATCTCATGTGTTTTTCCAGAAAACTTTTTACTCACTCGTGTAATGTTATCTGTCAATGCTTCTATAGAAATTAAACTGATGCTATACAATTGCTGTGTGTTATCTAAAATACGTTCTTCAACACCATTCACATAAAAAGTTTTTTGAATGGTAGCATTGTTGGTGTATTGTGGTGTTCTATATTTTATAGTAACTTGTTCCACACCTGATATAGGTAATTGCGTGATGAAACTGGCAGAATCACGCACTACAATATGACCCGTCATGACGTTAGAAAAGATATCTTCATAGAT